TATTTCAGGGTCTTCCGCAGCATAGAGGGAGCAATGGCGAAGGTTTCAGATTGTGATATTGAGGCAATGACGTAGAACACCATTGACTCGATAGGAAAACACAAGCTGGAACCCATACTCGCGAATTTGTTGAGGAAATGGATGGTTCCGTCGGGGAGTAAGACACTCTCAGAACGGGAAGCCATAACAATGTCCCGAAGATAAGGGACACTGCTAAACAAATCCTCCACCAATTCAAGGGAGACTCGGTCGCTTGCTTCAGAGAGGTCAATAGTGGCGAAGCCACCATCTTGCGACCCCAATTTAGCAAGATCTCTGTTAGGTTGCTGGCTATGCCAGCCAAATGCATCAGCAAGGTGCTGATACCGCCTTTCGGAGAGTAGATCGACCATGACGTTGAGGATGCCCTGTTGCACAAACTGCAAATGGACAGGCTCTTCCACGATTACTCGTGGTCCCTTCATTGTTTTAGGTACCAGTGCCATCTTAGCAGATGGCTCCTGATGCCTAGCTAGGACTGTAACGTCTGAGTGTTGAATCTCAGATGGGAAGGTTGTAAGATCGTCCCACCAAGGGACGTGTTCTTGCAACCGCTCAGTCCAGGTAGTACTGGCCCAACGATTATTCGGGCTTTCGCCCGTGGCCAGTGCCCCTCCTGAATGCCGTGGTCGCCAATCTGCAGACCGCAGACAAGCGGCCACCTCGTTAAAGTAGTCCGAAAGGAGTACTCTAGCGGCCGATCTGAAGGCAAGTCGCCTTACTGTCGGTAATTCAGGTAGCATTTTATCAGTCTCGACGTATTGCTCAACAGCCTTCCTGAGTCTCTTTTTAGAGACGGGAAGTTCCACCTTCTTCACAAGAAGGAGGATCTGTCGTAGAGTACGAAGTACTCTAGGGTCTGCGTCGGGACGTAAAACTCCCTTTCGATCGAACAACTGGGAAAGGAAACCTCCTAGAAATAGGGGGAGACCCCCACGACGTCGGAAACCGATGAAGTGGTTGGACCCAATTCGGCCTGAAGCGATTGCTGATAAAGCATCACTCTCATACCGAGGAAGAGCTATCGTCAAAAACGAAAGCCCTTCTTGTTCGATTCGTGATCTAGCATATGCTAGATCACGATGGGTGCGCACATGGTGCTGGAGGCCGGCCTCAATCAGGCAGGTCTCCCAGAGCTCGGCTACGCTTTTCATTGTCTCCTCCATTAGGGGTAGGCAAATCGTAGCGTAGCTCTTTCTGAGCTTTAGTCAGATACACTCCTCTTAATGCCGAACGTATCCTTTTAAGGTACGTATAGGCAAGAAGAATGTATAGGAGTCCATTTGTATAGGACTCCTTCACGACTCCCCGCCGGCCACCTTCAAGGTGGTGGCAGGGATGGCCCAGTCAACAAGAGCATCAGCCAGAGCAGCGAAGTCGGCCGCGACGGCCCCATTCTTGGGGGTGTCGATGGTCAACGTAGCTGAATAGCTGATGGTCTGGTTCTGG